AATTGAAAATGTCCCTCGGTGAAGTTGTAAAGTTTTGTTCATATATTCCTTAGTTTTCTATCCATCTTGTAGGGTTTCAGTGCCTCAAGCGTCCACATCCACTATTCCAGCCCTGGCGTGCGGATATCCCCTGTTTCATGGTCGATCTTCGCCCCTTTGGGCTTCCGCTTCTGCTTACTCACGCTTCCTTCGTTGCCGGCGCTCTCAGCCTCGGCTTGCCCCTCCTTCACAATCTCCGCAGGGTCACCTTCCTCGCCAATAAAGCGATACAACACCCGCACCATCTCTTCCTTAGAGACCGCGCCAGCT